TTGGAAGCACAACTTGTGGTAATGCCATTATACGTAGATCAGATCATATCTATATTTAGTGCGACTTTTTGACTAAAAAATTGGCGGAAAAAATTTTCCCACTTTTATGGAATTGAAAAGTCAATTTTGAAATCAGGGAACAACACCTCTAGTAGGTAATCCAGAAACATTCCCCTTGATGTTTGTGATGTCTCTTTCAATAGTATAGTGTCTCTGATACTTGAATTGTGCTGTTACTCTTGTAATCTGCGATGATCCAAACTGTAAAGGAACAGCATCAATAGCATATGGATATGCTTTCTCCAATACATATGTGATTGGTTTTCTTTGTGTAGTTGATTCAGGACCAGATTCTGTCTTTGTAATTTTTATCGTGCAAGCATAGTCATCTCTATATGCAACTCTTGTGATTCTATTTTCTTTTTGATCTTCAGAGTCTCTGACAAAATCAAAGTCCTCTCCAGAAAAAATAGATGCGTACCAAGTATTCAAAAATTTCAGGACACTCAGGTTAGAATCCAACATAAATGCCAATTGCAAATCAGTAAAAATTCTGGTGTGTGGATAATCAACTGCTCCTACACCCAAATATACACCATTTTGAGTTCCTGTAGCAGTATTAATATTTGGCAATTGTGCTTCATCGCAAAAATATTCTATCAATTCATCAAAATCAGAATCTTTATTGACAACTCCAAAACCAAGTTTTTTCAAATACTCAGGAAAATCTGTGAATTCAACTACAAAGTTATTGGAGAATGACATTCCTCCATACTTTGAAACTTTTGCCAAAAAGCTGTTTATAGACACACTAAATACCTATGTTGGTCCAACTATATTTATGGCATACTCTGGCATTTACAAACCTGTAAATCCTGGTAAGTATCGTGGGAACCCAACTCGTGTTATCTATAGATCATTATGGGAACGAAAGTTCATGGTGTTCTGTGATAACAATCCATCAATAATAGAATGGGGAAGCGAAGAGGTAATCATTCCTTATCGTGCTCCTGATGGTAGAGTGAGGAGATACTATCCAGATTTTTATATCAAGGTACGTGAGAAAACTGGAAAACTCACCAAGTATATTATTGAGATCAAGCCCAAGAAACAAACACAACCACCGAATGAGAAAAACAAAAAGACTGCTGCCTATCGTAATGCTGCTTTGACATTTGCAAAAAATCACGCTAAGTGGTCCGCCGCTCGTGAGTATTGCGAAGATAGGCAGATGAACTTCTTAATACTCACCGAAGATCACTTAGGAGTTTAGAAAAATGGCAACGGGATTTGCAGGTATACAAAGAAACAATCCAAAGAAAGACTCTGGATACAAAACACTCTTTGAGAGAGTTGATTTGGCAACTGGAGGAGAAAAGAAATCACTCTCTTGGTATCGTAGCACAGTAAAAGCAGAAGCAAGTAGATACAACAAGAATTTTGAAAAGTATGTTCTTGATGAACGTAGAGATCGTGCTGGTGCTGCTAAAGAACAAGATAAAAATGAATTGAGAAGATATACAGTAGCAGGTCATCTGTATATGTTTGAGTATAAGGCAAAGATGAAGTGGTTACCTTATTATGACAGATTTCCTTTAGTATATGTCATAAAAGCACCAGGAAAAGAAGAATTTTGGGGTGCAAACTTACACTACATGTCCCCAAAGAAAAGAATGATTGCAACTAGAAAATTATTGCAAGGCAGGATTGACATACCTAAGAAATGTTTTCATAAATATCTACACGCACATGTAGAAGGATTATATCTTGATCTCGCTGCTGATGAATGGGATACTGCCATTCTCCTACCAATAGAAGATTATGTGAGAGATATTAATGGAATTACCTTCCCAATTGACAAGAAAATTGTATGGGAAGATACTGATGAAAGTTTCTACGATAAAATCACAGGATCTAGAATGATAAAAGGTTACGGATCAAAGCAGAGTAAGGAGATGAGTAAGTAATGCCATCCAACGAAACAACTAAACAACGAACAGAGCAAAGAGAAAGATATAGAAAATCTCAAAAAGAACTAAGGGAAAAAAAGGAGCAGGAAAGGGTATCTGAACAAATAGGATTCACCCTAAAAACTTTACCAGAACCAAAAACAAAACTATCAGATAGTAACGTCTTGAGGTATCCAGATGCTGCTTCTGGTGGAGGAAGTATTGATGCAAATAGTGACTACGTATTGTTTGAATTTTATACGTATGCTCCGCCTTTTGCAAAACAAAGAGGTGATGCAAATTTCACTACAAACGCAACAGGAGGAGGACAAGGAAACAGAAATAGAAGAGGTGGCGGAGAAGTAACTGATACAAGACAAAATCTATTGAGATCTTCTAAAAATTATTTTGACTATAATCAGAGAAAAGATTATAAAAAACCGATTGGTGATGAATGTAAACCAATAATAATGTATATGCCAGAAGATATTTCTACTGGATTTAGAGGTAATTGGGGTGGTAAGGCATTTAGTAATATCGCTAAGGATGCATTAATATCTGCTGGAGCTGAAGGTCTAAACAAACTAGATGCATTATCAACAGGAGTAAGAAACGCATATGAAACGCTTCCCGCATTAGCAGGTGCCGCTACAATACGAAAAGGGATACAAAAAATTACTGGAGATAGTCTATCTAATGATGATGTCTTTGGCGCTATTTCTGGTGCTATTCTAAATCCTAACGTAGAGTTACTCTTTCAAGGATCTGACCTAAGAAACTTTCAATTGAACTTCAAGTTAGTTCCTAGAAATAACAAAGAAAGTATCGTAATAAATGAAATATGTAAAATATTTAAGATGTGTACTCTTCCACAAAGAAATCCTGGAAATGTGTTTGGTGCCAGTAATCAAGGGATTACTGCAGGGTTTATTGGTGTTCCAAACCTATGCAGAGTTTCTTTTATGAAAGGTGGTGACGTACATCCTGTACTACCAATATATAAAATGTGTGCCATTACCCAAGTTGATGTAAATTATACTCCTGATGGTGTTTATGCAACTTATGGTGATGAGTTAGGTCAACCTGTCGCTATTGATTTAGCACTAAATTTCCAAGAGACCAAGTTGGTATTTGCAGACGAGGTATCAAATAGTAGTATCCGCTAATGTATTTTTCAATCGTTCCTAATATCTCATACGATGAGAAACCAATCAGTTATCCTTTCTCAGAGTCAGACTTTGTAACTGCAAAGAATTTCTTTCGCAGGTACAAGATCAACGATGATATATTTTCTAATGCAGTCTTCTTTCAGAAGTATGCTATTGAAGATGGAGAGAGACCAGATTCTCTAGCAGATAAAGCATATGGCGATCCATTCTATGACTGGGTGATCCTTCTCACTAATAACCTAGTGAATGCAGAGTATGATTGGCCTATGAGTAACTTTGAGATCTACAAGGTACTAGAGAGTGAATACGAAGATCCATATGGTACGATTCATCACTACGAAACGTATGAAATAGGTCAGTATCCCGCAGGTCTACGTGTTGATGAGACTTTCTATAACAGTACGCAGAAACTGAATATTAATGGTTCTATACAAACAAAAAATGGTAACGAGATTTGTCGTCCCGTTACCATCGCTGAGTGGTTTACTGATGAGAATGAGAAGAAGAGAGAAATCTATCTTCTCAAACCAGCATATCTTCAATCATTTGTAGATGATTTTAGAAGGCAAAATCTCTACAAGAAGTCTGGTGATTATATCAACCAAAGACTAAAGCAAACTGGTTGATGCGACTTTTTTGACAAAAAAATTGGGGAAAAATTTTTTCCCCAATATCAGAATTCAATAGTCAATTTTGAAATCACGATTCTTTTTCAAGAACTTTCTTACATAACTATCAACGTCTAGATCCATCGTGTAATGAGCGTGGAGGTGTGCTCCCTCCACTAACAAAAGAAATGATAGTAGAAGGAGCACCGCCCACTTCATCAGTCTTCCTCAGCAAGGCGTGCAAAGTAAGACAGAGCATCGTCATCATCAACTACTGCCTCTTGCTTCACAGGGATAGGAGTAGAGACTTTCTCACGGAAAGATGAAGGAGCAGGAGCAGAAACAGGTTCAAACTCTTCCTCATCCTCATCAACAAACTGACGAGCAGGACGAGCAGTAATGCCAAGCACAAGGTTCAAGCGTGCTTCCAGTTCTTCATAAGTCTTGAACTGATCCTTAGAAGTGAATGCCTCAAGAGAGTATTCTTTCTTCCAGGTTGCTTCCAGTTCATCCTCATCTGCACTCAGAGCAGAGACAGAATCAAACTCAGAAGAATCATAGTTCCAGTAACCTGCAACCTTCTTGATCTTCAGTTTGAAGTTAGCACCTTCCCAGAGATCAAAGACATTCACAGGGTCTTCATCTTGGAACTCAGGTTGCATGGCAGCAAGGATCTTATCATGGATCTTCTTACCATACTTGTAGAGGAACACCTTACCCTCGTTCTCAGGGTGCTTAGGATCTTTCACGACAAAGATGTTGCTGTAATACTGCAGCTTGCGCTTCTGCTTACGAGCAGTCTCTTTATCTTCATCGCTACCGCTGTTCCACAAGCGGCGGTTGACTTCACCAACAGGATCTTTCTCGTTGAGTGTAGTCAGGGAGTTCTCAATATACCAACCACCAGGACCTTGGAAGGCATGAGAATATACTTTTGCCCAGGGAATAGTTTCCCCTTCAGGGGCAGGAAGGAAACGGATAACAGCATACCCGTTACCAGAAGCGTCAACCTCTGGTTTCCAGAAACGCTCATCAACCTGCTTACCGCTGGCGGATTTTTCAAGTTCCTTTTGGAGGAACGAGAAGTTGTTCTGGGATTTACGCTTCAGATCTGCAAAAGACATAGGATTTTCTTAGATTAGGTTTAGATTTGGTTTGTGTGATGCCCTATCACTCAGTCATTATAACAGGCACAGAGT